AACCACGACGGCAACTTGAAGAACAGCAGCCGTCAGGACGCTCTGTCGCCCATTGTAAGCGCTTTGAACCTCCCTAACCTTCACCTACTCAAAGATGCCGGTGAAACAGTCTTAGAGCCCGATCTCGCGCTCAACGTGCTATCTGTATTTGATGAGGAGAACTGGGTTGCCCCTAGTGACCAATCTCGGATTAATATTGCTTTGTATCACGGCGCTATTGGTGGTGTCTCAACTGACGTTGGTTGGGTAATGGATCACGGTGATCACGACATTGGGGTGTTTGCTGGTCACGATTATGCGATGCTTGGAGACATCCACAAGACCAACCAAATCCTTGATACAGAGGGTCGTGTGCGTTACGCAGGCTCAACTGTTCAGCAGAACCACGGTGAAACCAACGATAAGGGCTTTTTGATTTGGGATATTGAAGATAAGGACACTTTCACAGTTAGACACCACATCCTTCTAAACCCCAAGCCTTTTGTTACACTTGAACTAACGCCAAAGGGTCGTATGCCGAAGGGTACGAACATCCCTTCTGGTGCGCGTCTGCGTCTTGTAAGCAATAACAATCTGCCTTTGGACGTAATGCGCAAGGCTGTTGAGGTTGCAAAGTCTCGTTTCAAGCCGGAATCAATCTCGTTCTTGAACAGAGCAGCGGGCGAAAGAGGCGAGATTAGTCTTGGAAAGAACTTCAAGATTGAGAACTTACGAGATGTAGCAGTTCAGGAAGAACATATTCGTGAGTATCTACAAGATTACGAGCCTTCTGAGGCTGTGCTACAGAAGGTTTACGAACTAAACCGTAAGTATAACTCTCACATTGAAGAGAACGAAGACATTGCGAGAAACGTAAACTGGAATATCAACCGCTTTGAGTGGGACAATCTCTTCAACTATGGCGAAGACAACACTCTTGACTTCACAAATCTCAACGGTATTGTCGGGATCTTTGGAAAGAACTATTCAGGCAAGTCATCTGTTATTGATGGAATGCTTTACACAATGTTCAACACCACTTCAAAGAACGAAAGAAAGAACTACAACATTATCAATCAAAACAAGAAGAACTGTAAGGGATCTTTGGAGTTACAGATTGGCGAGAAGACTTACACTATTGAAAGAAAGTCAGAGAAGTATGTAAAGCGCCTCAAAGGTGTCGAGACAAACGAAGCAAGAACTTTCTTAGACTTCACACAGGACGGCGATTTAAGTCTCAACGGCACAACCCGTAACGAAACTGACGCCAATATTCGCAAGCAGTTCGGAACAGTTGAAGACTTCCTGCTAACTTCTATGGCTAGTCAGTTAGATTCTTTGAGTTTTATCAAGGAAGGCTCTACAAAGCGTAAAGAAATCCTTGCGAAGTTCTTGGACTTGGAGATCTTTGAAAAGAAGTTCAGATTAGCAAAAGAAGATTCATCAGATCTCAAAGCTGTTATTCGCCGTATCGGAGACGTAGATTACAACAAGGATATTGCTATTGCCGAGGTTCATCGAGACGAAGCACAAAAGAAGCTTGAACTGGATAGTGCTACTTGCTCAATGCTTCGTAAGCGCCTTATCGCACACGAAGAGGGTCACAAGAACCTAACAGAGCAAATTGATTCTATTCCGACAGAGCGACTAAACATCAAGAAGCTTCTTGAAAGAAGAGCACAACTAACCAAAAATATTGAGGATACAAAAGAAAACATCTCTGAACTCAAAGTTGAAATCTCGGAGTTTGACGCAACACTAAGTCGATATGATGATTTTCTAACAACAATCAACATTGAAGATTTGTTGGAAGAGAAAAAGCAATACGATGTTTTCAAGCGTCGTTATGACGAGACGGTCAATCGTGCTCGCATAATGGATAACGACTACAAGACCATATCCAAGAAGCTTACTTTGCTTGATGAGGTTCCTTGTGGAAGTTCTTATGTTTCGTCTTGTAAGTTTATCTCGGATGCGCACAGTGCTTCTATTGAGATGCCTGTTCTTGAAAAGGCTATCATTGAAGAAATCGAGTATGCGAAAGGCTACAAAGAAAAGATTGTATCTGTTGATTCAGCAGCGATGGTTGAGTTGATTGATAGTTACAACGAAACCATTATCTCAAAGAACAACATTGAGATTGAGAAGCGCGATAACAAAGTTTCTATTGAGAAGTTGTTTGCAAAGATCAAAACTCTAACAGCCGATCTTAGCGAGACCAATGATAAGATTGCTCTATACGAAGATAACAAAGAAGCAATCCAGAACATAGAAAATCTTATTTCTTCCCGAGATGAGATACAAAAAAAGATTGCCGACACAAAGAAAGAGATTAAATCTTACGAGGAGATACTATCAACTCATAACAGAACAATCGGTTCGCTTGAACAAAAGGTTCAAACTTTGGTAGAGAAAAAGCAAGAGTTGCTTGATATTCGTGCCGAGTTCGCTGCTTACGATTTGTTTATGCGTTGTATGCACTCTAACGGCATTGCTTATGATATTATTAAAAGAAGACTTCCAGTCATCAATGAAGAAATCGCAAAAACCATTTCCAATATTGTTGACTTTGAGGTATTCTTTCAAGAGGATGGAAACAAATTAGATGTTCTTATTAAGCACCCTAACTACGAAGCCCGACCTATTGAGATGGGCTCAGGCGCAGAAAAGACGCTTGCGTCGATGGGTATACGTTTGGCTTTACTATCTGTGTCTTCGTTACCAAAAGGTAATATCTTTATTCTAGACGAGCCTGGAACGGCTCTGGACGCAGAGAATATGGAAGGCTTTATACGAATGCTTGATCTAGTTAAGACGTACTTCAAGACAGTTATACTTATTTCTCACTTGGATTCTCTAAAAGATATTGTTGATATGGAGATTACAATTGAGAAGAACAACGGATACGCGAGGATTGACCAATGAACGCAGCATTTTGGGAAGCGCTTTTAGGCGGCTTGACTTTTAAGAAAAAGAAGAAGAACTAAGGGCTCTATGGCCAGTTATAAACTTGCTTGAAGTATTTAGCCATAACTCTTTCTTTCTGTTCATCAGAAGAGGTATACCATACCCACACAAATAGTTGGCCAATACGAGAGATGCGACCCATCGTAAGTTTTATATCTTCTTCAATCCAACTAATTTGCTTTTCGTCAATATCCCCAGGCGATATTCCGAGATCAATAGCAATAGAATAAAGGGTATACCAGTTTTCGCGCTCGTATGCTTCTTTCGCTTTCTTGAATATTGCTTCTTTTCTCTCGACTTGTGCTTGTGAAAAGCCAGAAGCGATTAGTTTATCCGGATGTGTCTCACTCGCAATCTTGCGATAAAGTTTCTTGATTACTTTAGACTTGTTATCATCATCGTCGTTGTCTTCAATCTCGTCGGGATTGAGATAAAACTCTTCTCCGGTTTCGCCATCCATAAAAGTTTCTTTGTTTTTAACAAGACTTCTTTCCTCTTGTTGAGCACCATCCTCAGCTTCTAATCGTTTTTTGTTTTCTTTCTCTGCTTCCTCTAGCAATTGCTTTGCTTTCTCATCATTTAGCTTTTTGAGGTGCCTATCCCATTTTCTTTTCATTAGCTTGGACATACTATTAATCTTATCCATAAAGGCTTCATTAAAATCTACCTTTGCCTCAAATACTAACTCTTCGTGATACTCTAAATCTGCATGTACAAACTCAGCTTTCTTTAACATTTTCTTGAATTTAAGTTCGTTACGTTTAGACATAGTAATCTCCGAACCTATTTATAATGGGAGTAAACAAATGACTGAACAAGTACGCCACGTAGTAGATAGGGCACTAGGTAAGCTAGTGTCCAGAAAGTTATTGGCTTGGGTAACCGCCACTGGACTATTGATGTTTTCTGACCTACAGTCGTCTGACTGGGTTATAATCACAACTGTATACATCGGTGGGCAAACTGTTATCGACGCCGTTACAAAGCTGAAAGGATTTGGAGACCGATGAAGGCTAAATTGTTTTTAAAACAAGCTTGGCTTTGGGCTAAGAAGTTCTGGTGGGCAATCATTATTGTTCTATTGCTTATCGGCGCAGGATTGGTTTCTGCTCTTATGCGCAACGGAGTGTTGTTGGCGCGAGTTATGGATCTTCTTCAAGCTAAGAGAGACCAGCACGATCAAGAAATGGAAACACTCTCGCATATTCACAATACCGAAATAGATGAAAAGAACCGACGCCTTGAACAGCATCTTCAAGAAAAAGATGATATTCAAAGAAAGTTTGAAGAAAAAGCCGACAAGCTTGATAAGACAAAAGAAGAAGAACTTAAAAAGCTTGTAGATGAAAGTTATAATGATCCAGAGAAGTTGGCTAAGGAAATAGCCGATGCTTTTGGATTAGAAAATGGTTAAAAGATTATTACTTTTTTGTTTGGTTCTTAGCTTATTGGTACCAAACGTAGCATATGCCCAAGACAACACTGTTCTTTCAGTGAAGAAAGGCGACCCTGTTCCTTTTGATGGCGTTTTGTTGTCTTTGGACGCTGCGGCAAAGGTTCTAAACGACAAGAGATTTACAGACGAAGAGTGCGATCTGCGCTTAGAGTATCAGCTAAACCTTCTAAAAGAAAACTATGAGCTACAACTTGACTTTAAAGATATCGAGATTACATCTTGGAAAGATAGATACGAGTCAATGATGATACTGAAGACAGCAGAGAACGATCGTTTAACAGATCTGATTGTAAAGCAAAAGCCAAGTCAGGGCCCACTATGGGTTGCGTTAGGGTTTGGTGTTGGTACTCTTACTTCATTGGGCATCTTTGCTTTATCTACGGAGATTGTAAAGCAATGAGCGATAAACAAGATTACATCGTTAAGTTAGAAAAAGCTATTTCACAAAAGTATGGTGAAGAAGCCACACACAATCCAAGACGCTTTTGGGACGAGGACAAAGAAAAAGAATATATCCAACAGTCTCAGATAGAACAGCAGAAGTTTGCGAAGAATGCTGAATCTCAAGACAAAATAGAAGCAGACGGATTTTTAATAAACAAAAAACTACTTAATAGAGATAATAATAGGACTTGTCCTGTTTGTTCCAAATATTCTTTTCATCCTCGGGATGATTTGTATATGAATAAGTTTGAAGCTTGCTTTAAATGTTACATTCAATACATTGATGGCGGAAGAGAAGAAAGATGGAAGAACGGGTGGAGACCAAACAAGGAACAATAAAATGGCATCAGTATACGACATTGTAAAAGGAATCAACCAAGCGGCTGCAAATGCTTATGACGGAGCCCACGACGCTACGTTACAGGCAGACGGTAGAGCAAGAGAGGTGGGCCTTAAAAGAGAAAATGGACACTTTATTAAAGACCGCCGCGTAATGGATGGTTTTGGTGTTAAGTTCCACGGTCCAATTCTTCGCATTACTTACCAAGCAGAGACAAGACTTAAAGAAGTCCAAGACAAAGGCTTTGAAGGCGAGATTGAGCAGCGTCTACAAGACATTGCTAACTTCCTAAAGAAAGAATACAAAGCCGTCACGGGTGATACACTAACCTTAACAAAGGAAGGTGAGCCACACATTCTCGTTCAGCGCATTTCTAACTACCGCACTGATACACAGGCTCATTGTGATTATCGCATCGGCGGTTTAACTGATGTTGTTGAGGTTAACGGTGGCTCTGATGAAGAGCGCGTTGATAAAGCAATCAAAGATTTTCTTGCACTAGGGAGAGACAAAGCTAAGAAGCCTTCAAATGTGAAGGTCTAATATGGCTGCGCTTACAAAGCAAGAGATACTAAAAGAGATTGTTAAAGCCGGCAAAGATCCGGTTTACTTTACAACAAACTACTGCCGCATCTCACACCCGCAGAAAGGTCTAATTCCTTTCAAAGCATTCGATTATCAGCAGGATCTTTTAAAAGACTTCCGCGATTATCGTTTTAATATTATTCTAAAAGCCCGACAGTTGGGCATTTCTACTATTAGTGCTGCGTATGTTGCGTGGCTAATGTTGTTTCACAAAGACAAGAACATTCTTGTCGTTGCTACCAAGCTACAAACTGCCACAAACTTAGTCAAAAAAGTAAAAGCGATTATTAAGAACCTGCCCAAATGGATGCAGATCTCCGACATTATTGTAGATAACAGAACATCTTTTGAACTTTCTAATGGTTCGCAGATCAAAGGCTCATCAACATCCGGCGATGCTGGTCGTTCTGAGGCACTTTCTCTTCTAATCATCGATGAGGCTGCTCACGTTGAGAAGCTAGAAGATCTATGGACAGCGCTTTACCCCACACTATCCACAGGTGGTCGCTGCATTGCGCTATCCACACCCAACGGTGTGGGTAACTGGTTCCACCAGAACTGTGTTGAAGCAGAAGCAGGCATAAATGATTTTCATATGACGACCCTTATGTGGGACGTTCATCCCGAGCGAGACAAGAAATGGTTTGAGAAAGAAACCAGAAATATGTCTAAGCGACAGATCGCTCAGGAGTTGGAGTGTAACTTCAACGTATCTGGCGAAACTGTTATCCACCCGGATGATCTACAATGGTATTTGGAGAAAGCTTGCGCACCAGAGTATCGCACTGGCTTTGATAGAAACTATTGGATTTGGAAACAATACAGCCCAGAGAACCATTATTTGATTGTTGCCGACGTTGCTCGTGGCGATGGTAAGGATAACAGCGCTTTTCACATTATAGAACTTGCGAACCTTGAACAAGTCGCAGAATATGTGGGCAAACCAACACCAGATGACTTCGCAGATATTCTTTCTAATGTAGCAGCCGAATACGGCAACCCTATGTTGGTGATAGAAAACAATAATATTGGCTTTGCTGTTCTTAAAAAGTTGATAGATAAAGGGTATCCTAATCTCTACTACACAACAAAGGGGGATCACCAATATGTCGATCCCCTAACCGCACAATGGCAATCAAACGTAATACCCGGTTTTACAACTTCTTCCAAAACAAGACCTTTGATCGTTGCGAAAATGGAAGAGTTTATGAGAAATAAACTAATTACGATTAACTCAAATCGTTTGCTTTCCGAAATGAAAACATTTATTTGGCATCACGGAAGACCGCAAGCAATGAGAAGTTATAACGACGATCTAACAATGTCGTTTGCTATTGGATGCTGGGTAAGAGACACCGTGATTGTAGAAAGTCAAAAGAACGTAGAGTACAGTAAATCTTTCTTGTCTGCGATCAGCACGGCAAAAACATCTATTTCTACAACGATCCCTGGTATGCAGGGACACAAGATGACGAAAGAAACCGAGCGTATTGAAAAGGCGAAAGAGCTTCAATACCAATATATAGGACTACTAAAAGGCTAGGATAGAAAATGGCTAAGAACAAGAACAACCCAAGAAATCCGGCATCGCCGTTATTCAAAAGACTAACCAGACTTCTATCTGGCCCAGTTGTAAATTATCGCACACAAGTTGCAAGACAAGAAAGAAGAGCAGATCTAGATAAGTATCGTTATCGTTTCCGTTCTATGTCGGGTCAGGAGTTCAAGAGACATGATTCTAATATGTCTCAGAACTACAACCTTTTTACATCAGCGGCATTCCGCAACCAAAACAGAGCAGAGCGTTACATTGACTTTGAGCAAATGGAATACATGCCCGAGATTGCTACAGCTCTTGATATCTATGCCGATGAGATGACGACATCAAACGAGTATGATCGTCTTCTAAACATTGATTGTCTCAACCACGAAATCAAGACTATCCTTGAGTCTCTATTCTACGACGTTCTAAACATTGAGTTCAACTGCTTTGGTTGGGCGCGATCAATGTGTAAGTACGGCGACTTCTTTCTTTACATGGACATTGATGAGAAGTTAGGCATCACATCCCTTATCGGTATGCCGAACAACGAAGTAGAACGTCTTGAAGGTCAGGATCAAACAAACCCTAACTACGTTCAGTATCAGTGGAACGGTGCTGGTATGACCTTTGAGAACTGGCAGGTTGCGCACTTCCGTATTTTGGGCAACGATCGTTACTCGCCATACGGCACATCTGTTTTGGATCCTGCCCGACGTATTTGGCGACAGCTTACACTTCTAGAAGATGCAATGATTGCTTATCGTGTTGTTCGTGCGCCAGAGCGCCGCGTGTTCAAGATTGATGTAGGTAACATTCCGCCACAAGACATTCCACAGTATATGGAAAAAGTTAAGACCGAAATGAAGCGCAACTCTCTTGTAAATGCTACAACTGGTCGTGTGGATCTTCGCTACAATCCGCTATCACTTGAAGAAGATTACTTTATTCCGATGCGCGGCGGCACAGGCTCGGACATTGTTTCACTCCAGGGTGCCAAGTCTCTTAACGATATTGATGATGTAAAGTATATGCGAGACAAGCTATTCGCAGCGATTAAGATCCCACAGTCTTATCTAACCAACCTTGAAGGTGGGACAGAAGATAAAACTACCCTAGCACAGAAGGATATTCGTTTCGCAAGAACTATTCATAGACTTCAAAGATCGTTGGTTTCTGAATTGGAGAAGATGGCGATAGTTCATCTTTACACATTAGGTTTCAGAGGTCAAGATCTTTTGGGATTCAAGATTACACTAAATAACCCTTCGCGTCTTGCGGAGCTACAGCAGCTTGAATACATGAAGACAAAGTTCGAGACTGCTACATCAGTTCCAGAAGGCACATTCTCAAAGCGTTGGGTTGCTTCCAACATTCTTGGTATGTCCGATTCCGAGTTCCTTCGTAATCAGCGCGAAACTTTCTATGATCGCAAATACCAGCAGTCTCTTGAGTCAGTTGTTGATGAGGGCGCTGAACTTGGTGGTGATGAAGGCGGCGGTCTCGGAGGAGATCTCGGCGGCGATTTAGGTGGCGATCTTGGTGGAGACTTGGGTGGCGACCTTGGCGGCGATATCGATCTCGGTGGTGATGAAGGCGGCGCAGAGGCAGGAGGCGGCGAGGAAGACGTTTTGTTAGCAACCCCGGGTCGTAGGGAAGATAATCCATCTAATAACACGCGCCACGAGGGTGCAAAACACAAACGTGTACGAGTGGATCGCAGAGAGGGCAGTGCTGAAAAATTTTCTGGGGGACCGTCGCGCAGAGCAATGCGAAGTACCGCACTACCGGAGGCTCCAATGTCTCGGACAAACCGCGGTAAGTTCCCCGGCGCGCTAGATGCCATAGCGGACTTCAAGCCACTAGTTGGTCTAGAAGAGAAAGTTCAGCCTACTTATAATAGAGACGAAAGAACTCTTTTCGAGAACACCAATAAAGTTCGTATGTTAGTAGAACAAATGGAGAGCAAAGAGGAAGAGAAAAATGAAGCATAATAAAAAAAGAAACACAGCCTTTATTTATGAAACGCTCACAAGAGAACTAACAAAGGCAATTGTTGATAAGAACAGTAACAGAAAAGAAACTGTTCTTGCGATCATCAAAGAAGGATTTGGTGGCGACTCAACATTAGCAAAAGAACTATCTCTTTACAAAACTTTGCTTGAGACGAAAAACATCCAACCTAAACTTGCTGAGAGAATGCTTCAAGAAACAAAGTTTGCTTACTCAAAGTTGGATTCCTCCGAGGTTTTTGACGCACAGTCTCGAATGATTGCTGCTATCAATAAACAACTAGGACAGGACGTTTGGTCTAACTTTGTTCCAAACTTTAAGTCTCTTGCTTCCGTAAATGCTATCTTCAACACAAAGA